GGGAAGCAGTTGTGAACCGCAATGCCATTTGCGACATAAGAGTGGTCATCTTCAACCTCTATATCATACATGAAATCGTCTTCAAATGTTTCGGTTATGTCTTCAATGTTGGTGATTTTTAAGATTTGCCAATTATTATGGATAGCACTCCTTGAGGCTGACCACTTAGTTTTAAATAACTCTTCGTTTTTTGGAGATAGTAATCTTCCATGAAAAAGATCATAAGCCTCATTCGCTATAATTTTAATTCGATAATTAAGCCTTCCTTCTTTACCATTATGTTTTGCTATCGCCTTTGAAATAGTCGGATTTGCCCCGGCTCTTCGTAGCATTAGACAGAATTGATTTGCCATATCCTCAGAAGAGGTAGATAGAATTAGCTGCCCATTATCCTTGTCAATACAGCCGTCTCCATCTGCAAATCCTGCCAGAATTTCAAGCTGCTTATCAACGGGCAGATCCATTATCATTTGACTGAAAACCTTCTTGTAAGAATATTCTCCGCAGTTTTTCATGAAGAACTCGGCAAGCTCAGGGCCTCCGCGCTTATCCGCTTCAAACTGGTAATCATATTTCACTTTATCATCAAGCTTATCTTGAGTAAAGGTAGATCCGGTAAGACCGCAATTTACATAGCCCTCCAGCTTTAAGGCTACCTTTTTAATCAGGCTTTTATCATAGTTCGAGAATTTAATACCATTATATTTCGTGTAATTCTTCCTAGCAGCCTTAGCATAGCAGCCTTCTGCGGCCCAGAATCCCATTACATAACATAAATCTTTAGTAATGTCGTCTATATCATTTTCTATCTTAGAGAATGGAGAATAAGCAGCGTCACCAACAGAGACTCTATTGGCGAATACAAAATCTGGGACAACAGATGATGTATCCATTTTCTTTCTACAATTTGAGCACTGAGTTTTCCCTGGAAGAATTCGAATATTTTTCTTCTTACAAGATGGCGTAGTACACATATACTCTTCTTTCGCAGCAGTAAGCATAGGGTGCCTTCCGCTTATTATAAGAGGCTCATGCAGTCCCAATACTGTTACCTTATGCACCTTGAGGTGCTCTTCGATTACAGTATTGGTTGGCTTTTTAAATAAGTTTAAAACCTTCTTTGTATTTCCCAGGTGAGTTATAACTTCGTCTCCGATTTTCACATCAGAAATCTTTTTAAGAGAACCATCTGACATGGCTAACATACTGTTTTTACTCAGCTTTTCACCCATTTTCCAGAACTCCAAGGCTGCTCCGTATACAACAGAGTATAGGTCAATCTTTTCCGCCATTTCCATGAAAAACTGCTGTACTTTTTTATTCTTACATGTAATGTTTATTTTGCTAATTGGATATGAGGCATGAAGGTTTATTGCGTTTCTAACGATTGGATGTGTATCATAAAACACACGATTCCATGCGTTCATAGTGACGCGATCTCTAGGTAAGTTTAGATTCGCAAGCTGGAATAATGGAGAATATATCTCTGGAGACATTCTGTCTGAAGAGGCAGAGGTAGTCGGTCCCGGCATGGGAGAAGCTATGGATCCTCTCTTTATAAGATCTATACTTCTTTTTCTAAATCCAGGACTATGAGCTATAGAGCCAGATAGGGTTGAGTTCTCTAGATTGTCCATATCCTTATTTGCTGCATCGGAAATCTGAGCTCTTCTTACTTCAGATATTGATTCGGCAGACTTTTTAGTCAATACGGTTGGAGGTCGATTTATTCTTCTAGTCATAATTATATTCTCCTCTTAACGCTTGCTATCACCGATCTCGGATAATCAGACTGCTTTTTCATGCCTGGTTTAATAGTAAATCCTTCAGTTAAATCAAATTTATATGCCATATAAGCATACATCAGTGCCATAAATCCATCGTTTGGAGAGTTGCCTTTAACATAAGTTTTCATCGGTTGTCCTCCAGATATTCTTATCTTTGACTCCATAGAAGTGCAGTGCTCTATTAACCACTCAAAATATTCGTAGCTTTTCCATGGAAATCTAATCTTTCCCTTTCTAAACAATTCTATTAATTCGTCAATTAATAAATCTTTATTATAAGAAATAATTAGCTCATCCTCTCGATATTTAGTGGGATTTATAAGGCTTCCGCTTCCCTGAGCGCCGATGAGCTTATCTCCATACATTAATTGTAAACTCGCAACAACGTCTTGGCCAAAGAACCAGTCGGAAACTCCTCTAGTTATTCCGAACCTTCTATACATTTCTTTTATGGTATCTTTTTTGAATTCAAATGTATTCCTCTTGAGCTTATGAGCATGCTCAATATTTAGCACTCCGTCTTCACCAGCGGAGATAACAACGACACAAGAGTACGACTGGCCTCCGCTTGAATGGGGATCATCATCTTTTCCGCCCCAGTCAGAGCCAAGATATGTTGGTTTTTCATGATGAGCAATAGATTTTGAAAAATATCTATCAGGATCTCTACATAGCTGATAAATCTCAGCTTTAGTTAGCGGAGCACCAGCTCCAGAGTAAAACTCTCCAAGAACTTCATTCTTCCAAAGTCGCTCAGTCTGTGCTGGATTGTTTTCCGGCATTAATTTTTCTATATTTTCTTTAGAAAAATATGGAATATATAGCTGGTTTATATGAAAGCCAACAAAGTCGCAATCCGTGCCGGGCCTTGTTGATACCCATTTCCCAAGCTCTATGGCCTCTATCTTTTTCTGTTTTGTTCCACAAAGTGGGCACTGAATTGTATTTTCATAGAGCCAAATTGATTGCCATCTATTATCTTCCGGAAGATAAAACGGATATGTTTTCTTGCAATTAATGCAGCCCAAATGATAATATCTTTGGTCAGATTGATTCCAAGTTGTTTCAAAATGAGTATTCTTATTTTTTGGAGTTCCAAAGTAAACTTGAACGCCTTGACCAATTGGGCCATACTTTGCGGCCGTTAAAGTTTTATTAGCATTACCTATTGCATGCCCCAGCATTTCTTGAAATTCATCATAAACGGCAACATCAACGGTCATACCACGAATTCTATCACCGTCCGAGCCAAGACTATCTATCCAAAGAGTTCCTGTGTTGAACTGCTTCATGGTTAAATTATCTACCGCATTTGAGCTCATCAGCTTATTTTTGGTGATGAAGTCATCTTTGGCGGTTCTTATTAAGCTTTCTAATTTGTCTTGGGAGAACTTCTTTACCTGACCTAAGGCTGGAAAAAGGTGAAGAACTCTAATGTTTGGATCTGTAAAAAGACCGCTATTTGTAAAGTATAAATCAAGAGCGCCAGCCATCATGGTGGCACCGACCTGACGGCCCTTCTTTATGACAACCGGCTTTCCATCTGGCCTGGTAGCCTGAAGGGCAATGTACCGATATATATCGGACATAAACTTCCAGCCATTATCCAAAACATTGAATTCGGCTCCATCTAAGGTTAGGTTATTTTTTACAAAATGAGATGGGTCAAAGTCGAGGAAATTTGTCTTTAGCTGTTCGAATAGGTCTTGTTCACTCTTTTTAGCCGCCATTTTACCCAATAGAAGGATCTGCGTGCGATATATATTCCGCTATCTCGTTGGCACTTTCTTCCTCCGAGGAGTCTTCTGGTATATATTTTACTTCGTCTCTAGAGCTTTTATCGCCTATAATTTTTTGGACTAAAGCTTTAAACTTTTTATCATCTATTAAGCTTTCAGCTCTTTGAAATTCAAGCGTTGGATGCTGCCGGCAATGTGTCATTATTCCGAGCAACCCAACGTCACCCCTATCTTTCGCAAAATCTTTTATATAAGTTATGATTGCCTCTAGTAACCTGAAGAGCTCTGAGTTGCACTCTCGACATTTATTTCTTTCGCAAGAGCATCCTTCGCTTTCAGAAGATGTATCTTTAGCTACCTTCGCTTGCTCCGGATCGCTCATATCTTTTATCAAGTTAAATCCGGCTCTAGCTTTCATATCTGCCATCTTTTCATCAATACTTGAAAAATCTTGCCGCTTTTTGATAATTGTTTTTAAATTATCTAAATAATCAGCATTCTTTTCTAGGTTTTTTGAAAAATCATCAAGCCAGCCTGCTTTAGACTCGGAGCTATAATCTTCGGTTATATTTTGTCGATTTATTTTCATTATATATTACGCAAAATAATTCTTTAAGAAATCCACGCCGCCCTTGCCTTCTTCGTCGTTTAGCTCCTCAGAGTATGTTCCTCTGTCTTTAAAGATTGGGAATCCGCTATCCATGCAAATCTGCATCATTGCTAACTCTTCCCTCTCGGTAAGGTCATACTTTTTCTTTAAAAATTCATATACGTCTTCTATCGGGTGACCGCCAGAGATATGCGCGTTAACCATCATTCCGGTAATTGCGCGCTCAAACGGAGTCATTGTGATAACAATATTGTTCGGCGTCCGAGCCTCTTTAACAAGCTCATTATACTCTACTGACTCTCCAGAGGGCTTTGCCCAAGTCGGCGGGAGCTTTGCGGCAGCCTGCTTCGCTTGGGCTTCTTTTAATTTTTTCTTAAGCTTATTTAAATGATCCTTAAGAACCATTGTATCGCGAATAATGTTTACGCGAACATCCTCAAGCGCCTGAATATCAAGGGCATTGTCACGATCATCTCTGATTGCTCTAGAAATATCACTATTAACTCTATCCAAAAAGCTAAGAGCCCTCTCACATCCAACGGTAGTTCTTCCGTCATGCTGCGGGATTTTGCCAGGATATTGATCAGAGATATATTCCATAAACTTAGTTAGGTCACCATCATTTTCATAATCGGTTTCTTTCTCTTCTACGTCGTCCTCTAGCTCTTCAGCTCTAACGTCAGATCCAGGTAGAAGATCTCCAAGCGTAACATCTCCAAAGTCCTCTATAAGCTCCGTTACGTCCTCATCTAGTGATTCTAGCTCTTCTGAAAGACTGCCGAAACTCTCGTCACCCTCAGCCATTGGCTCCAAAACTTCTTTTAAAGTTTTGCTTAGGTCATCTTCACTCGGCGCATCATCTAGAGAGACTATAGCTCCGATTAAGCCTTCGGGGCCTTCCTGAACCTCTTCTGAGAAGAATGTTTCATCAGCCTCATCATATATATATGACTCCATTGGCCTAGCTGCCTCTTTGAAAATTATTTGCTCTACTTGCTTAGACATATTTTCTCCTATCCTATAAGGCTGTATATACCGTAATATATATTTCTACTTTCATTATTGTCTGAATACTGATCTAGCGGATATCCATATTGTGCTTCTGGCATATTACCAATCATAGTGTGTGGGTACAGTGGGCTTCCGGTTAATCCAGCGCCAGAGCCGGCAGGAAGTCTATCTTGGTTCTCGTCAAACTTACAATCAACTGCGCCTTTCTCCTCAAAAATTCTATCAGCAAAGGGGCATTTGTGTTTTTCTTCCGTCAGAAACATTAGATCCATATTTTTCTCTATAATTTCGTCGCGATCCTCTTTGGTTTCAGCCAAATCAACAAGAGTCATATCCCTTATAATACTGCTTCCATTTTCTTTTACAAACCCAATGCTTCCACAGCCTTCGGCTATTGGAAGCCCAAACGGACATTGATGAATGTTTCCTCTGATCATTTATATTCCTATTGTTTTAATAATATTAGTAAAATTAAATATTATCTAGATAATGTTTAACCATCTTTCTTTTTATTAACTCATCTTTGAAGGCTCCAACCATTGGAACCAGAGTTAAAAGGTTTGTTTCTAATAGATATTTAATTGTAATATCCGAATTAGCATCAAGGGACTTTGCCATAATCGAAGTTATAGCCGCCGGCTTAACAAATAACGATCCATCTAGCTTGAAGTTATCTTTATTTAATTTTATATAAGATATTATTTCTTCATCAATTTTAAATCCCAAACGAGCGGCAAAGCTAATTGCACGAAAAGCTCTTCTCGGATCATCGCTGATAGTTATCTCGGATGGAACGCAAGTTTTTATTATTCCTTCTCTCAGATCATTTAACCCAGCTTCAGTTGGATCATAAAACTCTTTCGTTTCTAGATCTATATGAATAGTGTTTATAGTAAAGTCCCTACTATATACTTCATACAAGGACACATCCTTGATATTAAGATTTTTATCTATATACTTAACCGCTCTTTCTGAAATAAAATTGCTAGAAAAATCAAGAATATATTCGTCAAGATATACGGAAATATGTCCATCCGGAAATAGCCTAAATAGCTCATCAAATGTATATGCGGCGGTTATAGCAAAGCGAGTTGTGTCGGAGCCGTTGGTAGTTAGGTCTATATCAGAGAGGCCATCGGGCGCTCCCAGCGCCATATCTCTTGGGATTCCGCCAACCAAATATGGTCGAGAAATATGATTCTCTCTGCAAATAGTCAGAAGTTGACTATAAAGACTTTCTAGCTCCATAGAATTTTATCCCCCCATTGATTCCGGAGGAGTCTCCGGCTCTAATTCTGGTGCTTCTTCCACTGTTTCTTCCACGGCTTCTTCAGGCTCTTTGGCGGCAGGCTCTTGAGCCCCAGGCACACCAGCTCTTGAAGCAGCAATGGCTTTAGCGTTTGCAAGCTGCCCCATCATTTTTGTAACTCTTGTTAGCGCATATGAAAATGAATCAATAAGTTTACTTTGAGACTCTGCTAACTCCGGAAACATAGATGCAACACCAAGTTTATCCAACATAATATCAAACTCAGCAAGCTGGCGAATAATTCGTCTATCAGCCAGGAGTCCAGCTACTTCATCTAACTTAGTAGCTGCATCTTCTAGGTTGATATCTCCCGCTAAAAACTCATACTCTCCAGGCCTCGCCCCAGGAATTGGAACAATATCACGAAGCTTTGCAGCCTCAACATCATCTGGCCCAGGAATGTCGTGACCAGAGTCTGACTCAGCGGGCTCTGTATCAGCCTCCACAGGCTCAACGCTAGCCTCCGGGTTGTCCGGCAACTCTGGGGCTAGAGCTGCCGGCTCTGGAGCCTCAGCACCGGGCAGTGGACCCGGTGCTGCATCGGGGGCCATAGTGGGCTCCGGAACCACCTCTTCCATAGGAACTTCTTGAGCTATCTTCCTCAGTATCCCTGCTGCCTCCATAGAGCCGGCACGCTCAAAGGTTGACGCCGTTTTAAAGGTAACATCTGAAAGGGTTCTTGCTAACTTAATATTCTTTGCAAGAATGCTAAGAGAAACAAGGGCTTCTGCTAATTCTTTGTAATTTTCATGATCAACATATGTATCGGATCTGATGAGCTTATCAACTCTCCTTAGTGCTCCATAGAGCTGCTGCTTCCAAGTAATGAATAATTTCTTTTCTTCAACATTTTTTGTAGAACTCTTTGACGCATTATCAAATGTATCTCTACGGAAGGAATCTCCAGGCATATTATTGCCAGTATTTTTATCGAGATATGAGCTTCCGCTCCCAGCATAATAAGGATTATTTCCCTGCCCTAAATCAGATTGGTAAACCGCTTTTTTTTTCATTTTGATCTCCTCTTCAAGACTATATTTTAGATGCTCGCCCGAGCTATAATATTCAAACCACTTATTAAATTTACGTCTCTCTTCTTTATCTAAAGAATTACTATAATATTCCAAAGCATTAGCCTTAGACATCTCGTCACTTTCAATTGAAGTATATATCTTGTAAACAAGGTCTAGCCATTTGCTTATATTATATTCCTCGTCTACCTCTTCTGGTGATAGTCCGGGGCTGGGGTATGCAACCTTTGTTATATCTTTTGAGTCTAGTTTTGCTTTTGTTATTAAATAATAAGCATCATTTTTGTTTTTGATATCTAAGCTTAATATATTTTTAAAATCACCATCAGATAAACGGGCCCTAATTTCTTTTGAGGCTTCTTTTACTAAAAGATACTTTTTTAATTTTGTATCCGAATCAACCCCTATAGAAGAAAGATATTCGGCCCTCGCAATAAGCATACCAAATTCTTTGCTCTTCTCTCCAGACGAGAGATTTATAAGCCTTTCATAAAGGTAGTTGTTAACCTTCTTCATTTTTTATCAAGCCTGCTCATCAGAATATCTAGTTGTTCGAGAAACTCTTTTTTATTTATCATCCTTACTGTTTTTATCTGCCTCTTCATATAATCTATAAAAATCTTCAAATGCGCCTTACTAATGGCTGTATCATCTAAATATAAATCTGTATTATCTCGAATCCATTTTTCAAAAGATATCAAGCTATTGGCATTTTCTATCCTAAAATTTTTGAAAACTCGTCCATCAGTAAACATCTATAATATCTCCCTCTATAAGCTTGATATTATTAGCATCTAATGCTCTTATTTTGTGATCTAGGCGGCTAACAAAAACTCCAACCAGCTCTGGGCTGATATCTTGCAGGATTCCAAGGACTACTTCTTTGAGCATTTTTGCTTGCTCATTAACTATGTTTATGTTGATATTATGATCAATTCTTGTGTCAGCAACACCTTCTACATATTTTTTCCAATCTTGCATTAGTGATTTCATAGTATTTATATATTCTATAAATACTTTATCCTCCCTTATGGAACCACCGCCTGTATCTAATAGGTTATAATAATGCTCAATTCTTGATCCAATAACTTTATCCATTTCCAGCAGTCTTCTTGCTACATCAAGTTCCGATGTGGCAATCTCATCTATTTTCTGTTGATAGGCAGAAGATGAAGCTATTACCAGCTTTGTTTCCGCATCTAAAGCCTCTCGATCCACTTCTGTTCGCTTATTCTTAATGTCATCTAAGAGATTACCCTTTAAGTTTAGATTTTCTCCTCTAAACTTTTGAAGAGTCATATATGACACGTGAAGACGTTTTGTTCTTGGATATTTCTTTTTCAGCCAAGCCTCTACAGACTTAACAGAATCGCCCTCTAAGAGCTTTGAGATAATATCTTCTCTGTCTGGATGGTTTAAAACTTTTTTGCTCATTTTGTTCCTGCTGCTTTATTGTAACGAAAAGGCCCCAGCTATATTTTACCAAGCTGGGGCCTAATTCTTGAGATATTTAACGTTGTTAAAAAATCAATTATTTTTGCTTAGCAGCGAATCTATGTATGTTGCCTCGCCAGTTAATCCCTTTTCATCTAGATGAGTAGCCAGTCGAATCAAGTCACGAACTACGCTTGATGAGACAGCGCTTATTTCGCTAGCCCCGTCTACGATAGTCGCCTCTTCTTCGCTCAAATTAGCGTTAGTCATTTGTGCAAGACTGCTTGGATCTAACTTATAATCAGAAGATGGATCTTCATGAGCCTTAAACAATGCTGCAATTTCACCCATGGTGAGCGGGCGATTCTCACGCTCAGTAGGCAAGACCTCTGTTGGGCTTGCTGCTGGAGCCTGTAGCCCGAGCACTTCTCTCACCCAAGGAGTCGAACGATCAACATCCCGCAATTTTTCTCCTCCCATGCCGGCATCCATAAGGACTCCCAACTCCTTTGTGGTAAGGGCATCTTCATATCGGGGCCCCAGCGCCTCAAATCTCCACTGCGCATCAAATCCTTGCGCCTGCTTCAGAATAAGATCAAGGCTATCAGCCTCTTTTATCAGGCCCTTTTCGTCCAAGAGGCTTGCTAGGTTCATGAGATCTGATTGTAAGCTTACACTTCCGCCTGGGAATTCTCTGCCGTCCTCAGACTTGAACCCCTCATTGTAGTCATAGATTTTATTTGTATATGGATCCTGCATGATCCCATCTCCTATTCGTCTAGCCTGTACGCCGACACGATCCGGAGAGTATCTGGTAGATAGTGAGGTGTTTGCCTCAGACTCTGTAACTTTTGAATCCTCATGTTGTCGCCCAACATTGTATAACGCCTCTATGTCTCTAGACGGAGCCTCTCCACCTCTTTGCAATAGATATTGAGGTCTTGTGGCATACTCCGGAACAACATTAGACTTAAAATGCTGGAAAATACCATGCTGATCTTGCGAAACTTTATGCAAAGCCTCCAACTCGGTATCTGCCGCCTTAGACGCTTTATTTAATGTAAATAATATCTCCGTTCTTTTGTTGGGCATAATGTTCCTATGTTAGTGTGATTTTGGAAGTAGAGATTAGGGCTCCAGAAAGATCTGAGTCTAAATGCTGAATCCCTCTGGCCTTAGGTATGATGCGGCCCTTTGAATCAAAAGTAATCTTACTAACTGGCAGACCAAGCTTTGGACTATATAGCTGAACTGAGGTTGGGATATTGATTAGATCACCACGATCAAACGCGTTCTTAATGAGGGTATCTCGCTCTGAACTGCCAGTTGCATGCTTTAGGAGCTTAGAGAACCGATCCAAAGAGGCTACGTATTTCGTGCTTCCAAATTTAGATTCAATAACTCGCAATGCAGCTTCGGCCTGCTTCAGATTAGAGCCGGCAACACCTGAGTCCATCTGGTTGACCAGCTGAGCATATGTCATGCGGCCCATCTCTTCTTCTGCTCTTGAGACTTTATTGATCGAATCAGTATTGGCAGCTTTGGCGAAAACATCTTTTAGGCCAGAATTATTTAGCCTATATTTCTCGCCAGCGACAACAAAGTGGGATGGGATTACCGGGCTACCATTCGGCATATCAACAGATATAAGTGCATTGATCTGCCCTATTGCTGACGGGATAGATGCAGTTAGATTTAACGTTTTGGTGTTAGCTGATACTAATTTAATCTGAGATTGATTCACACCAAGGCTCGAAAGCTCAGCCGACACAACACTAATGGCGGATCTTACTTGATCTCGGCTAAAGATTGTAGCAGCCGCAACAAGATCATTGTCTAGACTGGCATACTTTTCTAGTGCAGCAGGCATTGCGGGACTTTCTATCGTTAGATCTCCAAAGGCCCTCTGTGCTTCGTACTTCCCTCGGGATGCTTTCTTCGTAAAGTTATTCATATCTTTTACGAAAACAAATAAGTTTTCTTTATTTAGCTTTACTAGCGAATCATTCTGAACGAAAGTCGTTGGGAGCGATGCTATGCCGTTGGTTACTTGAACCGGAATCGGAACGTTTACCTGTGTAAAATCAGATGTGCTTATTGAGGCGTTACAAAGAACGAAATGCTCATTAGATCTAATGGCGGTCACTTCTGACGGCTGATACCCTAAGGCGACTAACTGTAGCTTCGCAAACTTCTCTGCTCGCCTAAGAGTATTTTCCGATAGAGCGGAGAATACTGTTTTCTTATCTAAGGAAAATGCTCCTGATAACTCCTCGGAAAGCTCTGAGGAAGAATATAATGGATCCAATTTATTCTCCATTGGAATCCTAGAGGCTGTTCCCTTGTATTTCTGCGCCTCAGCGGCCTGCTTGCTAGTAAGCAGATCTTCTAGCTCAACTCTGAACTGAGATCTTCCGCCGGACATACCATACAGGTGATCGTAGGCTTCCGTAATCTCCTTCTGAGATACAAAGCTCTGCTTTGAGGCTACCTTTACAAAAACATCCCGCATGTAGCCTATCAGGGCATCACCGGGATTTCTTTCGGCAGAAGCTATTAACCGAGTTGCAACATATCCAGATGGATATGTTTTTCCGTTATTAAGCTTATCTAAAGCTTTCTTAGCTTGTTCTGCAATTTTCTTTATTTGATCCATTATAATCCCTTTAGCTTGTTTTAAACATTTCCGGAAACAAGCCTCTTATAGCTGAGGCTTTTGCTTGTGTTTGAGCTTCCAAAACTTTATTTACAAAAGAGTCATCCGTTGTTGCCATATCTAATAGCGCTGATTTGAAAGTAAATATATCATCTGCAGAATATCCATATTCCTCGGATGAAAACGAACAAATAGGAACGTCTTTATAAGACAGGGTCACGTTGTCGTGATCGTAATTGCTGGAAGCCTTCCAGTTTCCACCCTCTTTCGTTTGAAAGCTTGGATCGGAACTTCTTACCAAGAATGTTTCTCCATCAACTTCCTCAGAAACCCACAGATCATTATATTGATCTCCAAAAACTTTGTACATATCGAATGCAATTTTTTTGAACTGCAAATCTTCAGTCAATAATATTCTGTCCTTCGTAGACAAGTCTGCCGTCTCTTTTTTGGCTAACGCCAGTAATACCTCGTCTAAGTTTGACATTAATTATGTTCCTCGCTGTAAAATTTATCTTTATTAATAGAAAACAAACAGGCGTTACTAGCTGAAATGTTTCGCATATATCTTATACATAATTAGTAGCTAATCTGCCTCTTCTTTATTTATCTCTTGAATTTTATCTAGTATATTGTTTATATTAACATTGTTTTTGCAAATCTTTTGAAGTTTCTTTACAATCCCGCCGTATCTCTTCTTGTGATTTCTATAATCAATATTACCATGCATAGCTTTGTGTACGGCAGATTGGGTGATGCCAAGATGCTCAGCTATACTATTCTGAGTCTTACCCATAAGCCTCATAAATAATATTTTCTTTTGATGATCAGTTAAGTGCGGGCCGTTTACGATTTCGTAAATCTCATCAAGAAGTGCTTCTTTCAGGTCAGATATTCTTTCATCTGACGTATTAGCCATCATGACGCTGCCCATGCCACGTTCATTAGAGAAATTATTTAATTTTGCCGATTCAAATGATATTTCTACAATTTTATATTGATATGACTTACTTTTTTTCTTCATATTGGCTTACCAAAATTCTGGAATACTCTGCTTAAAGTCTTTAAAGAAAGATTCTCGATTCTTATTCGGTAAAGAGAAATATTCGTCTACATCCTTTGTGTTAGAGGGAGGAATTAAAAACCTAAATTTAATTCCCTTATTTATGTATTTTTCATAAATTCTCTTGGCAGAGAGTAGTCCAGCTTCATCGCTGTCGAGAATAAATGTTACCTTGTCAGTATATCTTGCTAACTTTAGAAAATGATTTTGTGAAAATGCAGTACCACATATGGCAACCGAATTATCTAAACCGTTCCGGACCATAGACAGATAATCAAAGTATCCTTCTAATACATAAACATTATTATTTTTTAGAATTGATTTTTTAGAATTATTTAAACCATATAATATATTCGCCTTCTTATAAGAGGAGTTTTTATACTTCGGAACCCCTATGGCCCTTCTTTCTGCGTCAGTTAGCAGGGCTCTTCCGCTTATTCCTACTGGATCATTATGCTCTGAGAATATTGGAAAAATTAAATAAAAATAATTTGAGAAATCACTACTCCTGGTCATATTTAAAATATTCAGCTTAGACAAAGTCTCTTCGGAGACATGCTTTGTTAGGGCTCCTATGCTTTGCGGAAAGTATCCAATCTTATTAGATCTGATTAACTCTTTGGACAATCCCCTATCTTTTATAAGATATTTCAGACACGGCTGAGAGGATCTCAGGTTCGCATGACAAATATCAACAAGCTTTGCTATTTCAGTAGTTTCATTAATCATTTATAGCCCTATTCGCCCTCATATAATTCTACAGCCTTTGCCATACTATCTGTTATGTTAATTTTGCATCCCTTTCCTCCCTGAGGACAAGACTTACCAACAAGGAGCCCAGACGACATGGTCGCCTGCACCATCTTATCGCATGTTTTGCACGGAAATACAAATGCCTTTTTATTATGATCTCTACGAATATCTCCGTTTGCTCTCATAGACAGTTTTGTATAGGAGGATAGGTCACTTAAATCATCTCCACACGCATTACATACAATAGTATCTCTGTCTACATCAAGAGAGGCATCTGTCATGCCATCACTGTTCCTACACCCTACATTACAACGAACAATCATTATACGCCTCCAAGGCTTAATTCTGACATTAACGGATTAACTTCTTCCTCTTCTTCGTCATCCGCCTCACCTAGAGGCGGCTCTGAATTATTAATATAAAACTCTCTAATCTCTGCCAGATGTTTGGCCATAAGCTCTGGGCGATCCGCGAGATACTGAATAGAGGCACCCCTCCCTACTATATTTGAACCCTCAATGCAATAAGTTTTAGTGCTCGGCCTTGTTATTAAATTGTACTTTATTGCTAAATCGAATATCTCAATATCTTCTTGAACAATGCCCTTTAGGTACTCGATTTTATATTCAGCAGTTTTGTAAGGAGCACCAACTTTATTCTTCTGAATCTTAGCCTTAACTGTATGTCCAATTTTTTGACCACTAGAATCACTGATTGCTTCACTTGCTGAAGTCATTGGTGCCATGTTTAGCATCAAGCTACAAGCGTGCTTGAGAGCCTTTCCGCCTGGGCTTGAGTTATGATTGACTTGACCATTCGCGATATAATTCTCAGTTTCTGGAACAGTAGTGTCTACAATACACAGGCTTTCGTCAATTACTTTCGCATCCGGATGATCTGCGAGGCGAACATATTCATCTCCAACAAGAATCCTGTGATCTGCCGACCCTCTTAGGTCCTCCAGAAGATAGTGCTTAGATACGGTAGGCTTTACTACGAATGTAGTCATCGGACTAAACCCAATTGATCCATCTGAAAATTGAGTTTCAACTTTTATATCTAATTCTGAAATATCAATAGTGACCGGAGTATTCATATCATCCAAGTCTAAAAATCTGTTTGCAAATTCAAAAAATGTTATTTCCTCTGTTATAATCGACACAATACTCTCTCCTTGATAATATTCTCTATTGATTGAGATTTTATTTCATCTTCCCAGATAATCACTTGTTTTGGGAATGTTTGCGAAACCCTTTCAAGCCTCTAGGCGTCCCTCAGGCGCTGCTGCTTAGCCGTCCTACTGGAGAATAATACAGCTGTGATGAAGATAAAATTCTTTTTGAATTCCACCATATGGAATTCCGCTTTCTCTTTTTGCTGGCTCACCCTTCTTGAGCTGCGAACTCAGCTGCATGCTAGTTACTGGCTTGTTGTCTTTCATTTTAAATGTAAATACTCTATCATATTCCCTCCTATAGTCTTATTAGGACTTATTAATGGAGCTATATTTCGTATCGAATTTTAATCTTAGTTGTAAACGGATCAACACAGGTCGGATCACCAAACATTTGGCCTATATTAACTCTTACTTGGTTTATGCCTATGAATACGACGTTTGCCTCAGCAACCACTGGAGTTAGTTTCTTTAATTCCGTTGACATAAATCTCGGAATGGGAGCCATGTTAGACTTTCCGATATCCGCAGATATTTCCAGTGGAGTATTTAGTACTGCGATAGAATCTAGTACTATAATTCCAAGATTCTTAAACTTCGGATCAACACCCTCGATGACATGATCCAAAATACCCCTCATGCCCTTCGTGACCTTCTTGGTTGTCTTATTGACTTTAGTCTTCCCAAGCAGACCCTCAAAGATTTTCTTAGCCTCATTCGTTTTAATTACCATCACTCTCGATATATCAACGCCTTGTTTCTCTGCCCAGGTTGGATCATAAGTATATTCGGCATCAATGAATAATGCTGTATTATTTGGATTTTCGTTTAGGTATTCTCTAATACAAGACAGTGCAAGCATTGTTTTCCCGGAACTTTCCTTCCCGGCAAACTGAGTAATTCTTCCTCTTGGCACTCCGCCAATACCGATTGCCTCATCAAGCGATGGACTACCAGTGCTAATTGACTCATATTTTGTAGAAATACTCCCATCAAAAAAGATAGAATCTTCTCCAAAGAACTTAGTAATTTCCTTCTGTGCTTCAGAAGGAGTCATTTTTTTAGACATTAAATCTCCAATTAATATTTATGTGATAAAGTGCCCTCTTGTGGTGGCCTCCATCCTGCGGGAGCCTGCCAGCTAGAAGGATTCTCAGGCTGCTCAGAAACCACAGCATCGGTATTTATCAAGAGCAACGATATACTTGTGGCATTTTCCAGGGCAGTTTTTGTAACTTTTGTAGGATCTATCACTCCAGACTCAACCAAATCTTCGTAAGAGTTTGTGGCAGCATTATATCCATAATTAAAGTTATCCACGCCTAGCACATTGTCTATAATTTTATTGCCATCTTCATAAGCATTAACTGCAATCTGATACATAGGCCTCGCACACGCGCCTATAAGTACGCGTGCGGCCGGGACTAGATCCTCTTGTAGCAAGCTTAAGTCAACCTCTTTTGCTGCTCTCAGTAATGCTGTTCCGCCACCGGGTACATAGCCCTCCTCAATTGCGGCTCTTGTGGCGCAAATTGAGTCCTCAACTCTGTCCCCCTTTTCTCTAAGCTCCAATTCGGTTGAGTAACCAACAGATATTACTGCTGCTTTATTCTGAATAAAAGCTATGCGCTTCTTAGTATCTAGCCTAGCAGAATCTCCTATCAGCTTACCTAGATCTTCGTTATAAATGCGAAGTTTCTCCTCATACCTCACCGGATCCTTATCTCCTTCTAGAATCTTGGTAGAGAATCTATTCACAGACACCCTCTTCGCAAATCCTAGATCAGATACCGCTGCGTTCTTCAGTGGAACACCACTTTCTTCTGAGAAAACCTTTGTGCCAACAAGAACAGATAGAGCTTCTAACCATTCGCTCTGAGTCGGCCCAAAGACTGGAAGATTAACTGCAACTGCCCGAAGTCTTCCGAGCTTGTTATTTGCAACCAGTGTTGTTAACACCTCCTGTTTTACGGCTTTAGCGAGAATAAGAACCGGAACATTATTGTCAGACAACTCATTAAAGAGTCCTAGGCAAGAAGACAAGTTCGCGATCTCGTCATTGCAAATTAGAATTCTACAATTATTTATTTGAGATTCGGTTTGTCCTTCTTCGGTTAAGAACGCTGGAGTTATAAATCCTGATTCTATTTCAATTCCATCTGTAAACCTAACTGAGTTCCCAGCTTCGGGGAAAGCCTCAGCTACCACTGTTCCGTCCATCCCTACAGCATGAAAGGCTTCTGCAATTTTATTGCCCAACTCGGAGTCATTGTTGGCAGAGATGGTTGCAATATTTCTTAAGTCCTCTAGTGAGGAAACCTCAATCGATCTTGTGTTGAGATTCCTGATGATCTCTTTCAGGGCCCACTCTATTCCTGCCTTAAAATGTAATGGGCTATAATTTGTCTCAATTAAAGCACACCCTTTCTTGAGGATTTCATGAGTAAGCACTGTGGCGGTTGTTGTTCCATCCCCTGCTATAGCGGCGGTTCTTCCTGCCACCTCTTTGATCATCTGACAGGCAAGCTCCTCAACCGGATCTTCTAAGGTAATCTCTCTGGCTACCGTAACTCCATCCTTAGTGAGAACTGGCGCTCCCACAAACTTTCCGAGAATTACATTCTTTCCTTGAGGCCCCATTGTTACTGCGACAACTTTTGCTAACTTCTCTGATCCGGAGAGGATTTTAGCTCTAGCATTATTTTTAAAAGTTATATCTTTAGCCATTATTTCTATCCTTGTATATGTATGTTAAACAAACCGCTATAGCATCAGCTTCATCAAGACATTCTTTTGCTAGATTTCCGGCTCTATTTTTTCTAGTTTCAAAGCCCTCAAAGTACTTACAGATGTATTCGAACGCTTCTTCTTTTGAAGTAATTTTCGTTTTAGACATCTTGCTTAAGATAGATCTTATCGTACTTACTGCGTAACTCGTTGGCTCCATATTGATAGCCTCCAAGCACCCCATTGATGTTACCTCATTAAATAACGACAATGTGATGATTGTTCTAGCTGTACTTTTCCCCCTTGGGAATCTACTCGCATAAGATTCTAGGGCTACAAAATCTGGATTCTTTTGCTTCAGAAAACTCTTTAGAGTATCTGAATAGCTTAATGCCCGAAAGGCAAGAGATCCCTTCGTAGACTTAGGAGGCTTTATGTGGCCATACTCTATAAGGTGTTCGGTCTTATCATCATATGCGATAATACACCACCCTGTGGTTGCCGACGATACATCTAATCCTAGTATTCTCTTCATATTTTTCATAAAAAAGGCGCACAGAGATTATACTCTGTGCGCCTTTTTATCTAGGTTAGAAAAGGACTCTTATTCGAAATCGAACTCAAAATCCTCGCTCGTTGCAGTTTTGCTGTTGGTGCCCGTTGTCGAATCTGAGTCACCCTCAGAGAGGCTCCAGCCCATCTTTGCCGCCACCGCTTCCGACGTAGCCGGAGTGATGAGCTTCTCCAGATTAACTCTATCATTGAACTCAACAAACTTTGACTTAAAGTCTGACGATAGAGCCTCTTTGGGGTTCGGCGTTACACTGTATAGCGGCTGCTGGCCCTTCGGACCCCTGTTGACAGTAATATCATATGCCGTTACCTTGCCCCATCGGGAGTTGTTGTACAGAGACTTAATTCCGTTATAAATCTGAGGGCCAATCTCTAGGAGGCGGAACTCATCATCAGTTCGATCAAGAATTTTCACGAACCATCGGGCCTGTCTCTTGAATCCTGAATCCTCAAGCCGACGAACCAACTCGGGATGATTTGCTGGCGAATTAATCTTGCCCTTAGTTCCATCGGGCCCTGTGACCCAATGAATATAAAACTGAACAGGATTGCCCATAACGCGAACAATATTCTCACCCTCTGTTAGTCTAGCAAAATCAGACTTCTGTGAAGACTCTGAGTCTGCTGAATTCCAATCAACCTCTCCAAATACCATATTTCCCATATCTACTCCTTGTGCTTAAGAGCACAAATTAGCCATTTGCACGTTATTACGCAGTATTGCGCGGTATTGTGCGTTGTTTGGCTCTGTGGATTTATCCCCAATCTATCTCTTCGGAGTCACCTCCGAAATCATTTGACTGAGAATTTCCGGGGAACGTATCACCCTCAGTCTTTGAAGCCCCGAAGCCTATGCTGCTTGCCGCCTCAATAGAATAATCTCTTTTTAGGAAAGTCTTGAGAGCATAATGCCATCCCGAGAAGTATCCTGCCTTATTTTCTAACCATTTCTTGCAAGCCTTCGCTAGTACCTGTTTGTTGCAGGCCGCAATATAATCATCGTCGGCTTGAGCAAACCATTCTTTATCTTTCGCAGTCTTATGCCCAGCTTTAACAGCCTTATTCAAGGCTGCATCTGACCATGCCTTATTCTTTCCTGCATCAAGATGGCTAATCCATCTATCGATTTGGACTATTCTCTCTTGGCATTGATTCTGCCCCTCAAGGGTTAGCAGCAAACATCTTTCTGCTATATTTAGATCAACAATGCCATTAGCAGGAAGCGCAGCCTCAATGTCTTCTATCGACTTAATATCGATATCCTTTATCGAAAAAGCTTCAACAGAGAGTTTTTCGTATAATTTACTCATCCTGTTCTCCAAAAACGACGGCCTCAATTCGCTCGACCCGCTCAACAATATTATCCACGGATTCCCTGCTGACAATTTTTTCACTAACTTTTTTCAGTTCGCCATCCAGCATTCTTATCCTCTGGTTCATCATAACATTTAGGATAAAGTACACAACACCAATATGAACAACGTTATCTATTGGTGGAGTTATTGATATTAAAATTCCGTTTTTATCTGTAGAGAACAAACCTACAAAGCCTTTTGGCCCAAACTGCTCAACTAGAGCGTTATAGTATCCAAACTCTGAATCGCTAAGATCAAGTCGCTTGTTTCCAACCGCCCTTATCATCGTTTGAGCCTCCTAACTGACGCGCCCGGACTTCTTACCCCACTTTCTTTGGCTAACCGCTTTAGCCTTTCAATCTTCAGATCTGCGTCTAAAGCCTCTGGTAATAGATCTTTGTTCTTCTTTAAGATTTCCTTGCGAACCTGCTCTCTTATGTCCTCATAAGACTCTTCGGTCGCAGCAGCCTCAGTGCTCGCCGCTGGAGGCCCCTCCTTCGCCTCTGTGGCCTGCGGCTCTGCACCTTCGGCTCCTGGCTCGCCTTCCTCGGAGGGAGCCTTAGCGACGACGTCAGGGGGGAAGAACTCTATCAGCATAAATAGCGCTATATCAAAAAGATCATCAGCTACAAGCTTTTCCGAAAATGGCTGATTAGAAAGCTTCTGACGAAGCAGATCTAAGCGCCGACTATGTAGATTCCCCAATAGGGCTCCACCACATGCCGGACAACAGTTTTTCATAAGAGAATGTCTCATCGAGTGTTGAACTTCGAAGTTACAGTTTCTACAATTCATCATAATGATTTCCCGTAAACCCTCTCAAGGCTTGAGAGGGCTAAGTCTTTTTGGTCCAAATAACTATTTACTTTGCAAATCGCCTTGATTGGCGTTCCATCTTTTAGGATTGCCTTATATCTTTCGTAATCATCAGCCCAAAGCGTCATACCACAAGTGTCTCCATTGACATCCTCTACTAAGTATTTTGCAAATTTCTTCCCTACATTTTTACCATTTTTGATCTTAAATTCCTTAATTTTTGTTTTAATTATTGCTTCTATTTTTAGCCTAACTCCTTCTGATTGAATCTTGACATCAGAAAGCTGAGTTACCATCGGCCCGCCAGTAAAGAAGCTCTTGAACACTTCATGTAAACTTCCTGACAACGAGCGGCCCATAACCTCTCTTTCGTTAAGAAGAATCTCTTTTCTATCCCATTCGTCAGCGTTTGTCGTAAAGGCTGTAGCTGCTACAATTTCTGAGAATCTACTTGAGTCGGCCGGAATGTTATACTCCTCAAGCAGCAACTCAAAATTATCTTTTGAAACCTTTTTCCAGGCAGGATTGTCGGCAAGAATTTTCTTTTCTATAGTCTTCTTTACTGCCGTCCTTGCTTTGGACCTGTACTTTTGATAGTTATCATGCATATCTTTTCTTGACAACTCAAAGCAATCCATTGCTCCAGACTTCGACAGTGACTCAAGGACTATTTTTCCAACCGTTCTGCTGTTGTTTTTTGAAACAAATTCTCCAAAACTAGCATATGGTTTATTTTCAAGAATGCTCTCGATAGCCTTTTCTCCGACACCCTTTACTGCAGAAAGTCCGGTGATAATCGCTCCGTCCTCTCCTATTGCATAGGGCCCAATAGACTTATTAACATCTGGATGCGTAATATCTATTTCCATATTCTTGCACTCAGATATATATTCCTGCGTCTTATCGCTATTCGGATCTTCTGAGTTTATCAGAGCGCACATAAACTCTGTTGGATAATGATGGCGAAGCCACGCGGTATAAAAAGATATTTTAGAATAAGAGATAGAGTGAGACTTGTTGAAACTATATTTTCCAAGAGGAAGTATAAAGTCTCTCCATATTAAAGTAGCAGTTTTGTGGGTCATATTGCTATAGTCCATGCAGTCTTTTATGAATGCCGCCTCAGTTCTGAGAACCATATCCTTGTCTTTCCCCTTTAGTTTGCTGATTTTGCGAAGAGCATCTGCCTGATTTAGATCCCACCCGGCGCAATCCTGAGCGATAAACATCGCCTGTTCCTCATAAACTAGCACCCCATAGGTGGTCTTTAGTGCTCGCTCTAGCTTTGGGTGCTCATAGTCAAATTCCCCCTTTCCAAGACGTCTCTTTATATACTTCTTTCTTGCCTCAGGAAGACAAGACGGCCTACCCAATGCGTTAATATCAGATATATCTCCAATAACTTTAGGCTTTATCTTTATGCATAGGGGCGTTAGCGATGACTCAAGCTGAAACACTCCTGACGTTTCTCCCCGCCCAAGCATATCATATACTTCTTGGTCATTTAAATCGATGTTATCGGTTGTAAGGCTTTTTCCAGTTGTCAAGCTTATAAGTTTAAAGGCATTATCGATCACCGTCAGTGTCTTGACACCCAAAAGATCCATCTTTATAAGGCCATTATCTTCACATCTAGTTTTTTCCCACTGGGTGACGGTGTTTCCATCTTTGTCAATTCTCAATGGAATAGTCTCATACAGCGGATCTTCGCCAATAACTATGCCAGCAGCATGGACAGACCAGTTTCGAGTTAGATTCTGGAGCTTATTGCCATATTCGTAAAGTTCGGGATACTTTTTCATAAGCTGAGAAAATTGAGGACTATCTTCTACGGCCTCTTCTAAAGTTTTTGCGTCAGGCATTATAGATGTAATATAATTTGAAATCTTAAATGCTTGAGATTTATCACCACCCAAACGAAGGCTTCTTGCTACGTCCTTGATGACGACCTTTGGAGACAGAGTGCTCCAGTTAGAAATCGATGCAACCTTATCATTTCCATATTTTTCTTTAATATATTCCTTGACAACGCCGGGATCTGAGAAATCCGTATCTATATCTGGGAATGATTTCTTTTGATTATTGTGAAATCTCTCAAAGATCAAATCATATTCGATTGGATCTACATCGGTGATTCCAGTTAAATATGCAACCAAACTTCCAGACGCCGATCCTCTTCCAGGCCCAACAGGCATCCTTTTTTTCGCCCAATTTATGTAGTCAGAAACGATGAGCATATAAGACGAGAAGTTCTTCTCCTCCAACACTCCGAGTTCAACCTTTACTCTATCCCAATAGAGTTCTTTTTTCTCATTATCAAACTCTGCTGCTTTCTTTTTAAATCCATCAATACATCGGTACCTTAGGAGTGCTTTATCCTCCGAAACTGTAGACCCAGTTTTCTCATACCACAAAGAAAAGGCATCATAATCTGGTTCGTTTTTAACCGGAAAAGTCGGAAGTCTTGCGCCCTTTGGCTTAATATAGTGTGGTTCATCACAAGCATTCATGATCTTGATTGTATTTTCCATGCCTTTGCTGGCGATTTTATTGCCAAAGAAATCAACAATTTCACTTGAAGCCTTTAAATACATGTCCTGTACACCATATCGGAATCTATCAGGATCATTAACAGCCTTTTTATCTTTGATTGCTAACATAAAATCGTGATACTTTGCGTGTTCTTTATCTCGATAGTGAGCATCACAAGTTATTACATACGGAATACCAAGGTCGCCTGAGATTCTCAGGAGAGACTCATTAAGCTTTACTTGATTAACTTCTGTTCCGTTTTTATTTGTTGCCTGCAAAGCGTGCGGCTGCAACTCAAGAAAGAATCGATCATTAAATATTGAATGGAACCGATTGATGTACTCTATGGCCAACTTCTCATCTTGCTCGGTTATAAGGGTCTTTGCGACAAGACCATTGCAACAAGCTGTAAGTGCGAAAACACCTTCATTATATTTCTCGATATGCTCCCAGGAAATTCTCGGAACTCTTTTTCCCATGTATCCAGAAACTTGATTTTGAAAAGCTAAGTAATTTAGTCTTAAGATATTTTTATATCCTGTCTCATTTTTGGCCAACAAAACAAGATGGTAGTTCTTTTTCTCCGAGAGATCATCCGCAAAATACGCTTCCATACCGGGAATAAACTTTATGCCAGTTTCTTGGCTTGCGAGATAGGCGTCATAGGTGGCAGTCAGTGTTCCGTGATCTGTCACGGCTACTGCTGGATGCCCAATCTCTTTGGCTCTCTTAAATAAATCTAAAGTGTCGTTCATTCCGTCGAGCGGGCTTCCCAGCTCTGTATGATTATGAAGCGATACGAATGGGCCTTTTGACATTTTTCTCCTTAAAAATAGGTGTAGCGGACGCAATGGCCCGCTACACCTATTCTACTCGCGCGATTAAAGTTGGCCTAAGATTATTCGGCTACCATTCCGTGGATATTATCATAGATTTCATTAACGATCTCCATATCGATATCTTTCTTGGCAGCCGCCAGCGCCTGTGCTAGCTCCTTCTTTGGAAGGCTTTTCGCCTTAAGGAAGTCGGAGGACCAATCTCGTCGGGCCTCCTGCAGATCCTTGATGCTTAGCTCATAAACCATATACTGCTTCACATACTCTTTTACGTCTTCCATGGCCCAAGTAGTTCCGCCATCTTCTGACTCGTTAAAAATTCGGACCATACTACCCTGTTCTGCCTCTTCTGCACTCATAAAAACTCCTATTATTAAATACCGGTGGTTATCCTCCAGAGGTTCCAGAGGGCTTCGTCAATAATAATAACCCCAGAGTTAGAGCTGACCTTTAAAATTTCAGATCGATTTATCGATTCGTCATTTTCTGGTAAGAGTTCCTGCGAAAACGATGCCTTCTTTTCTAACCTATCTTTGTATTTGGCGGTAATGATTTGATTCATTTTGTCCAAATAATAGATCTTTATTGCGGCTGCCACAGAGTTTAATCCAACCGCAACAGACGAGATGCTCGCCTTGAGTTCTGGATGTAGTCTTAGTGTAACGGGGTTACTACTTAGTGCGTGTGAGGCATATCTGTAGATCTTTAATGCGTTCATAATTGTGTCTGAATCTGGGTCTTGTATTGACCTAATTTCTTCTGCATTCTCTCCAATTGGAAACAATGTATTTATTACTTGAAGGAAAGACACATTATCTTCTGGAGCATTATCATTCGGTGCTGGCCGGAAAAATTCTCCATGTCCTCCTGCTAAATGTGGAAACAAATTTTTAGATTTTGTTTCCATTGGATCTGTATTTTGCCCAGAAGAAAGCCTCAATCCAGTTTCCTTATCAAATTCGTCTACAGAAAAAAGATTAGGCAAATCTAAATTGCCCCTCTTTAAGACTAAGCTTTTATATGGATCTAATAAATCTTTGGCCAATATTTCAGACGAGCCACTTAGTTTTAACTCTTCATTTAGCTTCCTAGCCGCATAATCTAATCCGTGTGTTTTTATAATAAATTGTTGTGCGGAGTTAAGCAAGTCTACGTTAGGTGTTTCGCCCAAAAAGACCTGATGTCCAGCCCACTTCTCAGAGAAACATTCTAGTGTTAGAACTTTATTCATTAATACATAATCAATAAACGGAACATAATATCCACTAGCCGCGACATACGAGGCGTCGACTACGCCTTCTTCCGCCTCATCTTCGTTATCATTTTCGAGACTTTTGAATTTTACCGGTGACCTTTCAATCTTTGTTCTGCAATTGCTCCTTCGAACAACATTGAATGGCATTCCACGATAATGCTTGAATAATATTTCTATGTTTTCTTTAGCATTGGACCTTAAGTCCTCTGCTCCTTGCTCGGACAACCCCGAAGATACCTCTTTAAATTTATTATAAATTTTAATAATTTTTATTAAAATATTTGCAGCGTCTTTAGTTGGAGTTCTTTGCAGCAAGTCTGATAACTCTAACTTATAATTGTCAGAAAATACTTCTATTCTAGCTCCAACCATCGGTATTATCTCTCCTGCAATCTTGGCTGTCGTTGGAGAGTTTTCAATCGGAACCGGAACTCCGACATTGCTAAATGTATCGATTGAGAGATCACTTATTGGCGGAAAAAGAAGAGACTTTCCTTTTTTCCTAAACTGCGGCCCAATATTAAATCCAGAATCACTAGCAAAGTTTGTTAGCGTATTTCTAACGCTAACTTCGCCCGCAACATTAGATATTTCCGTATAGGGGTGATACATCATACTGACGTTATCGCTGCTTATCTTTATGTCCTTCTCTGGCAGGGCAAATGCCCTAAATCCATTTGACCGTATGCCTTCAGGAAGGCTTGCCGTAATTGCTTCAACAAAAATTCCGATTGATGAAAGATCTAATCTTGTAAGCACGCAAATAAATCCGTCTGGCACAAGAGCCTTTTCCTCATTAGAGAATGACAAGTCAAAACTACGATAGTCATCTTTTGAATTAAATAACGCATATACTGGTTCCGAAAATGATTCTTTTTTGTCCTTTGGAACACAGGTATTCGCCCCAAAGCTTGGGATCATCATAGTTCTTATTGACTCTCCGGACTCCAAAGGTCTTGGCTTGAAGTATTTTGAATACTTTGACTGATCATTCAGGTTTATATTAGTCTCCGGAGTCGTTATAAAAATATTTTTAAGAATACTTTTTGCCTTTGTTTTCTCGTCAGACTCCTCGTCCTCTTCGAGAGTGCCTTCTAGTTTCTGCTTTATATATTCCAAGGCAGGCTCTTTGTACAGCCTGCTATTGGCCGCCGTTTCCATTCCGTGCGGAATAGCGTTCAGGCCGGCAATGCAGCCTAAAATATTGCCAATATAATCATCCAAAGAGTCGTCATCCATGTCTGCTGTGTATCCGAAAAAATTAAAGTTACTATGTGCAGAGCATAGGTCTATTACCTTTTGAGGAGAAGACAAATCAACAGACTCATAATTTAGATCTATTTCAAATCCTATATATGAATATTGATTATTATCTTTAATAAATTTATTGAAAATAATTGATAATTGATCTGCAATATAAAAAGAGATAGAAGCATATATGATTCGAGATAAATACATTTGGCCGGACATCCTGGCTATTATTTTAGACTTGGTTCCTCCGGGTCCAAAAACGTATTTACTAAGCTTCTTAACATCTTTCTCATTAATGTTGATAGCTTCAAAAATTTCGCTCCTAATATCATCAAAGTGAGATAAGAATTCACTTTTAATTTGTCCTTCATCATATAATGAGTTTCTTATTCTCCATCTTTTTTTTATATCTATCTTCGGATCTAATTTTTTCAAAAGAATATCATAAGAATAATTTATAATATTTCTAAATAATGGATCAATAAACTCATCTTCTAAGAATGATAAAAATTTAGTATCAGTTTTCATTGTCTTATTGATAAATGACTTTTCATCATCTTTTATTTTATTAAAAATTTCAAGCATAACATCTGTTGTGGCAAGTTCATCATCCAGCTTGCCATCTTGATTTAGTTTATTTAATAAATTTTGAATCAATTCCTTTATAGACTCATAGATTTTATCCTCATACTTATCTAGGCTGAATACTTTCGTCCCAAGCAGAGATCCTCTTACATCTAAAGATGATGATAATCTTAGGAAATTAGAACAAGTTTTGAAAGACGAATTCAACAGTTCTGTTATTGTCTCTCCGCATATATCTTTATTCTTTCTTAAAACGGCCATATCTATTGGCATATCGGGAACCTGCAGGGACTTATTGTATGTTCTGGAATCTCCGGCGTTTCTGACGTGCCCCTCGCCGCTGCTAGTCTCTATGCCCTGCTCTTTTCCTGACCTCTCATATCTCGTTCTAAAAGTATCTGAACTCTCCTTTAGAGAGCTACTTACTATGGATTCATCAGTCTGGGGCCCGCCCCAAGCAAATGATTTACTCTTATATTGTGTTTCGGAAAAATAATACTTGCCTACTTCGCCTTCGTCTGTTACTGAAAACGACAACCTTCCCAGCTCATGGTCTTTGCTCTTGACCCACGTATTATAATCATATCGATCTAATATAGTGTTCTCCGGAACTCTGCTGATCATATTTTTCTTCATTGCTATCTCTAGATTCTTTCTTCCGCTAGATCGCAACAACTTTCCGAGCTGCCTCACTTCGGCTCCAAGTTTTGGCACAAATCTACAATGTGTATTGCCAAAGTTAACAGAGTTATTTACAGTAAAGCTATGCCCGTGACGACAGGTCAGAACTACATCTCCAATTAGATTTGCCGCATCATCTTTTATGTTTTTAGACGCCATAGCCATAGATAAAATCTTAGCAAACTTTGTTAGCCTTCCGTCCTCCCCCGTAAAGAATGATTCTTTTATTGCCTCTGGGCTTCCTAAAACATAAGTTAAATCTGTTGCCTCAACGCCATACGAAATTAATGCCTCAGTTAAATCTTTTTTATATTCTACATCAGCAGATACCAACAGCTTCTTCAGCTCCGGAAAATTAAAGGAAGAAAGACTCGTAGCGGCCCCACACGCCATATAGACGACCGTCCCCGGCTCTAGCTGGGCAACTCCTCCGGCTCCATCAGAAGGAAGAGACATCGCTGACAAGTCGCTATCTTCGGCAGTAGGCCCAGATAAAGGAGAGACTATATATCCATATTTTTTATACAAGGACTCTATATCATCCTTATCGGCTATATCAATAAGCGTCGGACACCTAAAGTAGGTATTAGAGTATTTCCATCCTCCAGACCTTCTGGAATTTAAAAGCCCTCTGACCTCCTCTGCGACGTCAGCTGTAAATGTTTCATTATTTATAGCTGATGATAAAGCCCTCTCTATCTTTCCGTCGTCAGTTAGAACCTGACTTCGACTAGAGTTAAAAGTACCACTCCTTAGAGCCTTAGGATCTATACTATCACCCTGACCCAACACGCTTAAGGAGGCAGATAAATCTACCGAATATCCGCAATTAAAATCTTGTGTCTTCCGTTGACCTTCGGTTTCTGGTGCGCCCACGACTAGCTCCGGAGGTATCCCCGTTTGATCCTTAAATGGACACTTAAATCTTTTCTTAATAACATCTGACCTCCCAAGATATTTTGCCTTGTCCTTTCTTAATACTTCGGCCCTCCTGAGAAGCCCCTCTGCATGTTTTGTTTTGTTTCCAGAATTTATAAGATCATCAATTTGTGACCATGTTTTCGGCCCAGTGTCGAATCTTTTGCCGTAAAACAAATCACCCCAATTCCTCATAGGCGCAGACCTCGGTGCCGTCGGAACTCCCCGGCTAGAGCTTAACTCAAACTTCTTCGGAGGAGAATGCAGATACTCTTCTCCGGTCTTTGAATTTACTGATAATTGATCAATTGAAATTTGTGACCCATCTTTTCTGAACAAAGAATATAAAGGCAGCTTAAAATCGGAATATTCTCGCAGGAATTCATTCCTATCTTTGCGAGAGGCGGAAGCCCCCTCATCTGTAGACTTTCCGGCTTCTCTTCTGTACTTTCCTCCAAATCTCTGAACCATCTTTTTTATATAAAGACCCTTTCCGCACATTGAGCAATTTGCGTATGTCCAAGAATACCGACTTTTGCCCTGAACAACATTTACAACATCTTGTCGTATTACTTCTTGACTTATATTTTCAGAAAGATATCTACATAAATTCTTATCTGTATTTTTTATATCAAAAAATGCGCCAATCTTTAATTTGATATTTGTAGCATAAGACGCGATAAAGAGATCGTCCATCTCGTCCGTCCAACCGCCAACCAGCACGTCCTGGGTCCTATCATCGTACTCTCTAAATTGAGGCTTATGGCGATAAGCCTGAGACAAAACATCAGGGAAGACTAATCGATATATCAAATCCTTTAGCAGGCCAAATGACTCAGAGTCTTGATTTTTAATATTGTTTACCAAATATATTGGGTGGTATTCAATTGGAAATTCCCTAAGTAAGTCCAAGTCTTTTAGCATCATATAAATTTCTTTATCACGATATTTTATTGACATAATAAATCTGTCAATATTATCCGCTATTGACTGTCTGCTCTTTTCAAATTTATGCAAGTTTGATTTAGTGTTAACTGTCGAAGTCGCCTCAGCAGCTGCTAGCTTTGAGCTAAAGTTACCAAGTACAACAGCTATTTCACTTAGCATCTCACTTATATATTCGGGTTTGTACTCAACCTCATCAGTTTCTTCGTCAAGCTCAAAACCCAAGCCCCTGTTTCCAAACCCCTTAAAGAAAGATGAGAATTCAAATATATCTTTTCCTGATGCCTCCAAGAGCTTGAAGAAAGACCTTGGGTCCTTATCTGATAAGTATGTTGCCTTATATTCCAAATTTAAACTTGCATATATACCAACGGTAGACCCTGTGTTAAGAGGCTTGACACTCGGCTTTCTAAGAACTTCTTTTGATTCTAATGCGAGCGAGTCAAGTGTTATGATGGCTCCCGGCACAAGATCATCCGGCTCCGGCTCCGGCTCCGGCTCC